CCGTATCGGTACTCGGCTATCCATAAATTCTCCGTGAATCTCCCTCAAGGCCAGCTGAGCCTCATTCGCTACTAGCCGCAGTCTACGGCATTTGCTACTCCGTTCAATTCACGGTCCTCTATAGAACCTCTATTATATTATTCGCCTATTTAATGATAGTGGCAAGTTTTACATTGCCACTTTTTTTCTCGCTTCCTATAGGGAAACGAAAACCCCTTGATATTAAGTATCATCATTATTATAATGAAATTCCTCGTCTTCATATCCTAACTGTTCAATTACCTCATCGGCATAGTAATATGCAGAATTAATAGCATCATCTACTGAACGCTTATTTTTTCGTCGTTCGCGTCGGGTTTCCCGTTTGCGCTTGCGCTCTTGCCGATAATCATCAAAATAATCTTCGTCAAAGTCTGAATCGTTACTAGTCTTAGACCGTTTATTTTTACCCATCGGTATTTTTCTTTGACCTCTTCTTCTTGGGCTTAGTTTTCTTAACAGCAACAGCAACAGGCTCCGGTTCCGGTGCTGGCTCGGGAATGAGCCCAGGCATAAATTCCCAAACCAATCGGGCTGTTAATCCATCAAGCCTTTTATCCTTCATCTGAATAAGCAACTCAGATTCGCTTGGATGTATTGATTCCAGCATATTGACAAAGATTTCTTCGCGCTTCATCTTATTCTGAATCAGCTTGCCTGTGCGCGAAGTAAAATAAACCAGCTTCCGAACTTCTCGTTCTAAGATAGATGGAGCCAATCCATATTCACTATCATCCTTCTTATATGGAGGAGAGCCTTCGGGCAACTCCCACACAATATCGGGATGAAATGCTCCTTGCAAAATAGTATGCAGTGCTTGGGTATTTTTATGCCCGCGAAGCAATGTAATTTTTTCGTCATTTGTTTCTGCCTTAGAAACACGACCAAAAAGCTCGGGTAGACTCTCACTATAATTTGGCATTCTTTAAAACTCCTGAATATCTTCCATCAAATTTTTCAACTTGAATTTCACAAAATAATTAAACAACTTGCTTCGGTCACCAGAAACGGCATTGGTATATTGAGAAAGAATTTCTTCCTTCAAGTCTTGAGGTACAAACTCTAAATCAATCAACTGTTCGTTTCTACGATAACCGCGCAACTGATTAGAATCGTTCCAATCATTGGGGTCCGATGCCATCCATCCGGACAGCTTTTTCTTTGAAATTGATTTCTGTCGTTCGCCCCTCACTAGAACATCATCTGAACTCAGGCAATTAGGAATACCATCTCCACGATCTCCGCGAATAATATGTTCCTTCAAAAAATCCTGAGGGCTATCGGTCCGAAGAAACTTCTTCTGAACTGGAGCGAACTGATCTACATTACTGTATTGTTGCAACTGCATAAAATCTTTATCACCAGATAAAATTAATTTATTTTCAACCGGGCATACATGTTGAACCAGTACGGCAATAATATCATCTGCTTCTGCTCGGTTTACATCAAGAACAATATAAGGAAAATACTCCTTAATTTCGTCTCTGATTTTATTTAGCGTTTCAAAAATTAGAGTCCAATCCAAAGTCGAAGCAGCACGGTCTTTCTTTCGCCCGGCCTTATAAAATGGAAAAATATCTCGGCGCCAATAATGTCGCCCATCACAACAAATTACAAGATCGCCATACTTCTCACCAAACTTCATCTTGTATGCACGAAGACTATTCAGCACCATATGGCGAAGTAAGTCTTCATTTATCTCTTGATTTTTATTGTAGGTATTAATACTCACCATCAAATTGCTAATGGCAATTTGATTCAGATCTACCAGTATCATTCCAATCCTTTACACACACCATCAGGAAAAATCACAGCAAGTTTCTTGTTGTATTTTCTTGCACGGCGAATTGTTGCCCACGTTCCAGAGCGCAGAACTTCTTCTTGCTCTTTTGGTGTGGCAATTAGTACATCACAAGCCTTGACGATTTCAGTATTCCGCTCCAAATAAGGAAGGGGCTTTTCAGTTATGTCGCCGACACACCAAGCCCTCTTGGTATCAACATCGGGTGGATGAATAACCACAGTACCAATTCCAGCACGGGTAAACATAGTTATGGCAAAATCATCAGCCTCATCATCTGCTCCAATACAATCGCCATGATGAAATTCACGAATGGGCCCAAGCTCATCTTCAATCATTTGCCAGACACTCAAGAATGACTTCTTTTGAGAAATAGTCATTCCCTCTTGAGTGCCTGTGAATCCAATCTTGACCATTACTAAATCACCCTAAGAATAATCATATCTTTATTAATACGACCCGTCACTTTTGTTTCCTTTGCGGCAATTGTGTCCATCAACTTTCGCAGCTTCACTTTACCGTTATTCAAGACTTCGGGTAAAATTGCATCAGGCTTTCGGATCTTCTTCTTGAACGAAGTAGCCACATCAAAATCATGCAACGTAGTTCCCTTTATTGTCATTCCACTATCTGAGTTATACTTATAAAGAAAACGATCTTTTGTATTGAAAATCCAAATTTGGTTAGATTCAATCATCTTATCAGGAGACACGCTAACGATCTTAAAGCTATCGTCCCGAACCTTATACTTTACCTTCGCCACCTGCTGGTCAACAGATTTATGTTTCTTCGATCTAGGCTTTCTTGTTGCCTTACGGACGTTCCCCCACGCCACCGAATCATCTATCATCCCTTGAATAAACTTACGATACTTCTTTTGCTGTGGAATTGACAGAAAGGAATATCCCTCATTCAATTGGTCATCATCACCATCAATCAACTCTTCCACTTCAAACAAAATATCTTCTAGATAATCCTGAAGTTTCTTGGTATGGGGACCCTTAACTTCCTTATTCTGCAAGAACTTGTACATATCAAAATTCGAGTTTTCACAATCATCAACAATGAAATCATCAACTTCGGCTTCAACTTCACCAAGAAGGTCGCGTACCTGATTGGATACTCGTTCCTGAATACTGAGAATGGGAGATTTATTTTTAATGTCTTGCTCTTTTGTCTTCTGGGCAATAATAGTTTTTCCATCCTCAACCAAATCATCAACAACCACATTCAGGCGAGCAGTCAGTGTATCAGACTTGTATCCGTCAGTGATAATTTTGGATACATTTCCCCAGGTAGAAGATGATAGTGAAGCCGATCTTATAGCAGCCAAGTCAGACTTCGGTCGATTATTTTTTACATAGTCCTCAAGAAACTCTTTACTTTCCTTAGTAGAATATACACCATGATACCAATGCAAGGCTTTGCCGAGAAGTTTTGTCTGTTCGTCTTCGGTAAGATCATCGAAATCATCGAATGAGGGTTTCTCGCCATACGTTGTCACAATTTCAGCGCGGTTAATTCGGGTTCGCTTGGTTTTCTTTTTTGCCACGAAGGGTGTTCTCCAGTAATCAGTTATCTATAGTATAGCCAAAAACAGAGAAAAGTCAAGTCTCTATGCTTGCCAATTCTTGAATTGCCCTTTATTAATTAAGTTTGCCTTTACGAAATCAATCTTTTCCTCTGGGCTCATGATTTGTGGTATTGTTACCCATGGCAATTGTTGGCGATTGAAGTCGCGCAGGCATTCAAACGTATTCCCTCGTAACAATTGCCGTTCAGCCTCAGGCCATTGATCTGGGCTGAATACGAATTCTGGTTGATTCGTCGTACCGATTGGATTCGTCTTGTCATAAACATAGACATCATTGCAGTCAGTATTCACAAATAAAAGTTTACCCTCGACATGAGCCTTCAGAGCCCAGAGCATGTGCGTAAAGTCATCCGGAATATTAGGAACTTCCAGATGTTTCAAATCACATTCGACAGCCCTCGAAGAGATGGCCAGCGTCACTTCACCCCCGGTACAGTTGTGCCCGTCCCAATAAGTGTATGATGGAACTGGAAATCGAAAATTGAAATAGGAATGAAGCCAGGCACCAGGAATCACTTCTTTGTGTGGCTGCTGGGTTTCGTGGCATCTTACCGAATCAGTAATCTGCATATTACTCAGGTAATCGAAATCGACAATCTGGTTAAGGTCGCTAATGGATTCAAATGCACACGGGTAATAAAAATCATCCCCATCAATCATGATTAGATGGGTATAGTTCTCTTTCTTGTACAGACTCTTATATAAGTCAAGAACAGAGTTATGCCCCATTCCATTACCACCATTGCTCTTGGTCTTGACGACCTCAAAGTCCTTGACAGCCCCTTTGATTCCGTTGTAATAATCATCGTCATTCGTATTGCAGACAACTTTCAAATCCCATTCAAATGGATGGTACTCTTGGTCTACAACAGAATTGACACATCGGAGCAACTCTTCTTGTGAAACAGTTGTGCTACAGAGCGGGACTACCAGGGCTTTCATAGATTTGTCCAAACATCCTTCTCGGCAACCTGACGCTCAATCCAATCATATGTAATTTTCATGCCATCAGCCATTGTGTATTTTGGAGCCCAACCCAAAGACTTAATCTTATCTACTGTCTGGTATCTTCCCAACACACCAACAGGACC